CGATAGTTAACCCTTACAAAAAAAAGAAAAATGAGCAGTTTTACACTTGCTCAGGTGTCACGACTTTTTGATTAATCTTCGTAGACTCCTCCGCTCCAGTTGTTGTGAGGCTCGAAACGTAGTCCAGATTCTTTAGCCAGTCTCGAAAGCAGTTCTCCGCCTTCCAGAGGGTAGTCAGCGTAGTAGCTAAAAAGGGCATGACCCAATCCGCCATCGTAGGCGATGTCAAATTCTCGGTTTGCATGAAACATCTTACACCCTCCAATGGCGTTATATCCGAGGTTAAACTTGCTCCATGGCTTCTTTATCATTACGCAATCGGTACAATGTACATCCCAGTCACATTTGCCACACATAACCACCTCCTCATCATTACCGAAGATTTGGTAATCTATCACAAAGTCTCTAACCTTCATAAAAAAAGTTCGGACCTTTTTTGATACGCCAGTTGGTATTTCAAGTTCTGCTTGCTTCTTTAGTTCTCTTTTGACATCTCTTTTACTCTTACAGTCAGAGAAGTCCAAGTCGTGTTCTGTCATAATGACAGATATACGAGGGTCTATATAAAGACCCCACATCAAACGTGGTATGGGGGGGTGTTATTTAGGCAAGTACCTTAATCTATAAATTTTTTATATTTTTCTACCAAAAGTATATATAGCCATGTATATAGTAGTATCACATGGTATGGACAAAAGAGAAGGAGCGTCCTATGAGGTATCTAATATCTGTAGGTCGAGACAAGTTGAGAGCGAAGACATTATTGGATATGTGGGACATATGTGATAGTGAGGGAAGTACAATGGCGGATGAGGTATGGGATGCATTGTTTAATCATGTGGAGCGTTATCATATGGTACGTGATGATAGTGGAGATGGTAGGATACACATGGAGAGGGCAGAAGAGCCAGAGGAGGTAGAGCCTGATGTTTTTGAGGAGGCAGTGGATGATTCTAATATTTTTGATGATGTGGTTGCTAATGAGGCGTATGAGGCACAGGAGGAAGTAGTAGAGGAGGTGTTGGATGCGGAGCGTAGAGTCGAGCGACGAATGGCGACGAGCGATATGTTTAGAAATACGGGAGATGGCAAATGAGCGGAAGGCCGAGTCAGTATACTGAGTCAGACAAGCAGGAGGCTTTTGGGCTGTATTTGAAGGGGTTTAGTTATGCGGATATAGCTCGTGAGATGAACAGTCGTTATGGTTATTCGATACATTATCGGACGTTACAGGATTGGAGTTTGAAGCAGGGTTGGAGTGAGCAGCGTAAGGAGGTAGAGTTTGATTTGATAGACCAAGTGAAGCGTAGTGCGGTGACTGACATGAAGGGGCGTATGGAAGAGGTAGAGATGGTACGCCAGCAATTTTTGGAGAAGATACGTAGTGGAGAGATAGAGTTACGTGGGCATGAGTTTGCTAAGTTGACAGATATGTTGAATAACATGGGCAACATTCAGAAGGAGAAGGACGAGTTGGTGGAGAACATTAACAAGTGTATAAACAAGGCGTTAGCGGACACAGATTTGCCTAGGGCAAAGAAGCAGCATTTTTTGCGTAAGTACATTGCTTATTTGAGGGGTGATTTAGATTCCTAAGCGCAATGGTTTGAGTAGTGGTCATGTTGCAGGGAAGCGCAATCACACGTTTACGAAGGCAGATTTGGAGCGGGAAATTAGGTATATGGACATACGTGCGTATTGTTTGAAGAAGATGCAGAATACACAGGAGTTTAGAAAGAAGAATTGGACAATGACGGATTACAATACTAGGATATATATGCAGGGAATTTTTGATGCTTGCGATGATTTTCTTGGTTGGTGTGAGGGTAGGATAGACAATGAGTGATGCGACGAGGCAAGATGTATGGACTGTGGTTTTACATGAGATAATGATGCACGTTCAGAAGTTTGTTGATGACAATCCGATGGATTACAAGAAGAAGGAGTTGAAAGCTTATACAACTGCGTTGGGTATGGTAAGTATTTTGTGCAAGAACATGATAGAAGACATTAACAGGGGTCCTGCTGATGTGGAGGTGTAAGGCTTGTGGAATGGTAGTAACTCCGATTGATGTAGAGGAACACGGTGGATTTTGTAAGGAGTGTCGGAATGAGTAATATTTTGGCATTATTTTTGATAGTTGTGTTTTTCATAGCTGGTTTTTGGTTAGGCGTTCATGCATATCGAGACCAGTTGAGGAAGAGTTTATGAGAAAAAAACACGCGCCTAGTGAGGTAGCTTACATGAGTATGTGTGGTCATGAGGGAACTCCACAGGAGTATCGTAAGATGAAGGAGCGGGAGTTGAAGCACGTAAATTGCAAGCATTGTTTGAGGTTATTGAAATGAAATGGCGTTTTGATTGTTTTTTATGTGGAGAGAGATGGGAAGAAGAGCATCGTCATTTGGAAAAGCATCATTTTATATTTAGTGAAAAGAAAGAGGGCCGTCCTATGGTAGATTGTTATCGTTGTAAGATGGACATGATATATACACCTATAATGGGGGATTTGGTGGGTAACCGTGGATAGAGTTGTTCACAAGTACATGGGCCAGTCTTTTTGGACTATGTGTGGTCGTTATGTGGATGAGACGAATGGATTGTTGTTTGTAGCTGCTACATATGATAATGATGAGGTAACTTGCAGGGCTTGTAGGAGGTTTATAGATGAATAGATACGCAGTTCAGGAGCAGCGCAACAAAGTAAGTCGTTTGTTGAGAACTAGTAATCGGAATCGTAATGCTATGCGTTGGAGTAGGAACGAAACCAAGGCTCACATTGACATGAAGTTTGCGATTTGCAAGCAGTTAAAGGAATGGGGTCACGAGTTTTACACAGAGGCTGTGTTTGAGCCGAGTGGATTACGTGCTGATGTGATAGATGCAGATGAGGGTATAGTTTACGAGGTGGTTAATACAGAGGGCAGTGATTCTATTTTGAAAAAACAGCATATGTATCCTTTGGAGATACGGGTTGTAAATGCCAATCAGAGGTTTTCTAAGGAGTTGTTGTTATGAACAATAATTTTGAGGAGGATTTAGAAGATGGTCAGATGGGTGAGCGTGCGGTTCGGCATTTTGTAGAGACTCAATGGCACAAGAAGTTTATTACTTATGGAAATACTGCTGCGTTTGACATAATGTTTCAAAATAATAAGCAGAAGCCAGTATTTTTTGAGGTTAAGACAGATATGTTTGAGAAAGATTGGAACAAGGGTGGTACAGGCAACATGGCAATCGAGTACAAGTGTCGTGGTAAGGACAGTGGAATCAAGACAACGTTGTCGGATTGGTTTGCATATTATTTTCCTAACTTAAGTGAGAATCATTTATGGGTAATAGACATGAATGCATTGAAGAAATTGATAAAGGAGAACAAATTTAAGACAGTAGCGGCAGGGGAGCTTGATGAAGAGACAGGAAAAAAGGTAAGTCGTTGTTATTTGATACCTAGGTTTGATTTTCGAGGTTATTTTAGTGTATTTTCTTTTGATGGACAGAGGTGGTTACCATCATTAGACTAATTAAGGATGGTAAGGTCATAGAGGAGACAAGCGATTTACATTATATACACGAACAACTTATAATTCATGACAAAGATGTTAAAGAGATAGTGATAACTGTACGCAAACACAAGTAATGGACAATAGTAAGCATATCACGCAGGCAATCGCAGGTGCTTTGGAGATAATGAATGAGCAGCCTTTGACTTTGAATGAGTTCATAGATGAGGTAATGCGAGATTATATGGAGCAGGAGCCGGGAACTTATGTTCCGTTGGGCGATATGCATGACCAGTGGGAGGAAAATTTCAACAAGGGGGAATTTGCTTCTATAATTTGTGCAAGGGGTCACTTGAAAACGACATGGGGTTTGTGTGTGTTGGCATATTATATGCATAAGCAGCCAAATTTTCGGGCTTTGTATATTTCAGCGACATTGGAGCAGGCTTGGGACAAGTTGGAGCAGTTTGAAGAATTATGTAAGAGGTCTTGGCGTCTCAGTGCGTTTTTAGAAAAGTCAGATGATAGGAAGGTGACAATACGAAAAAGTGCAAAGAGGTTTAACAATGGAAGTAGGGTAGCTGCTGCAAGTATTGGAAAAGCTCTTGAGGGTCCTCACGTACACATGATTATCTTGGACGATGTATTGCAAGAGTTTCCAAATTTGACGGATGAAAAAGTTATACATTATGTACAGAGGGTTGTGATGCCGATGAGGTTGCCAGAGTCTAAGATGTTATTGGTAGGAACTCAAAAACGTGTTGGAGATATTACGGATTGGGTGTCTGAGAGTTCTGAGTGGAATGTGATACGACATCCTGCGTTGTTGGAGGACGGCACGCCTAGGTGGCCTGAGTATTGGAATCAAGAAAGGCTAGATACAGAAAAGGAGACAATGGGAAGTCGGGCTTTTGAGTCTGAGTATATGTTAAATCCGTTAGACCCAGAGAGTGCAGTTATTCCTTATGAGGTACTTCAGCGATGTTTGGATGAGAATTTAGATATGGGGTTGCCAGAGTACAGTGACGATATAAGCGTCGTAATGGGCGTTGACTTGGCTGTGGGTATGAACAGTCAAAATGATGAGACAAGCTACTGTCTTGTGGCTTATAATAAGCGTACAGAGCATCGTAGGATATTGTATAGTTGGACAGGCAAGGTAATGGCAAAAGGTAGTGGTTGGCTAGAGACACAGGTGTTAAAAATCAGAGAATTAGCGAAACGTTTTAATCCAGACACGATAATGATAGAATCGAATGGGTATCAGAGGTTGGTTGTACATAGCGCGAGTGACTTGGCGGGCCTTCCTGTCGAAGGTCACAACACGGGAAGAGAAAAGCACTCACACGACGTGGGCATACCGGGGTTGGCCTTGGAGTTTGAGAAAGAAAGATACTCGGTTCCATGGAAGAAAGAAATAAGGGAAGCAAGTCGTCCGGGACCTAGAAAGTTAACAGATGGATTGGCAAGGTTAGTTTATGGAAAGAATGGAAGATTAGAAGGACATACTCCAGATTCGGTTATGGCGTTATGGATGTGTGAGTTGGCTATCAAAGGCATGAACAAAAAGGGACTGGCTTTTGTTGGTTGGGATTACATATAGTAAAGTTTATATACATCAAGCACATACGAGACATCCAACCAGACTATGAAAAAGCGAACGAGGTTGGAAATTTATGGAATTAGCAGCGCTACCAAAGAGAGCCTTAAAGAGATTGCTAAGGCGGAGAATGTTCCCACAGGCGTCCTAGTGGAGCCAGTCCTTAGAAGGTATGTTCGGGAGTATCATGGCCGATAGGAGAACAAGGTATAAGATTCCACGTAGCGTTAAGAAGGAAGCGTTAGATGGGCGAGAGTTGCGTACAGTTCACGGTTATGGTGGTGGTAAGGTTACTAAGGCTATTAATTACAAGTTAAGGATGCAGAAGGACGTAGGTTATGATACAGCGGTAAAGATAGATACATATTTTAGGCGTCATGAGAAGGTAGACCCACCAGCAAAGAATTTTGGAAACAGGCTTAATCCAAGTAAGGGATATATCATGTGGAAGTTAATGGGTGGTAATGCAGGACATCGTTGGAGTAAGTCATTAAAGAAGCGATTAGATTTGTTACAAAAAACAGAAAGGCTTAATAACATAAAGAAAACATTGGAGGACATACATGGCATGGTACAGTAATATATTTAGACGAAAACCAGTTAGGAAGGCTTCGCCTTTAGAGCGCATGGTTTCAGAGGATGCACAGGCAATAGAGAAGGAGGCAAGGACTCCAGTATATTCTGCAATGGGTAATAGTGCATCGTTTCAGCAATCTATATTGCCACCAGTAGACCAATTTTATTTAGAACAATTAGCTGACAGGTATTCTCATCTACGAACAGTTATAACTCGAATAGCGTCTCAATCGGTAGCGAAAGGGTGGGAGTACCACGCTGTTGGCGATACAGGGGATAAGGAAGAAAGAAAATTATTAGAGACATTACTTAGAGACCCGACAAGTGGAGATGCAGACATTTCAGGTATGGAGTTGTTTAAGGCAATGATACGTCAGTTAGAAGTATTTGATGATGTATGGGTCAGTGTTGTTTATGATAGGATAGAAGGTAGTGAAGATAAGATAGTCAAGCAGCTTTGGGTAGAGGATGCAAAGCACATGAGGTTTTATGTGGACGAGTATGGTAAATTTAAGGACGATGTTTATTTTGATACAATAACCAGAAAGTTTGTAGAGGATGAGGACTCTCCAACAGAGGGAGGATTTCCTGCTGCTAAGATGGCATATTATTATGACCAAGGCACAGAGAAAGATAACATTCCTTTTGCACGAGATGAGATAATTCATTTCAATAAATACAGTGCGAGTGCCAGATTGTATGGACAGTCGCCGATTATAGGTCTTTCTAAAAAAATAGAAACTGCTCTCGCCATTGAGAACTTCCAAAACAAAATCTACAAACTAGAGAGGCCACCTAAGGGTTTCTTGGACATTCCCGGCCATGATGAAGAATCATTGAATAGGTTAGGAGAATACATTGCAGAGGAGACAAGACGTAATCCGAACTTTGTTCCAATTATAAGTAGTAGGGGAGAAGGTACAGGAACGGGACAGGCTAAGTTTGTGCCTGTTATGCCTAACATGGATGAGTTAATGGCACTGCCATATATGGAGCGCATTAACAACGACATAAACGCATCTTATGGCGTAATGCCTATTATAACAGGAAGTACGGCAGGTGTTGGTGGATTAAATGCAGAAGGAGAACAAATTAATATATTTGATAGAACTATTTTAGAAACTCAGAATTGTATAGAGATGGGTTTCTTTAAACCGTTGTTAAATATTATGGGAATCAAAACTTGGAAGATAAAGTTTGCAGACATTAATGTAAAGAATGAGCAACAGCATTTGGCAAATATGTTACAGAAGGCAAATATTATCACAGTATTAAACAAGTTAGGAATAGAAGCTACGTTGGACAAGGATGGGAATTTAGTTTTACCAGATGAGCCAAAGGTAGTAATGCCAGATGCAAAGCCAGAAGTGGGGGCGTTGAAACCGTGAGTAAGTGTAAGAAGTGTTTAGCAAGTGGAATGAGAGTTCATGTATTAAGTTCAGGTTTTTGTCAAGAGTGTCAAAGTGAATTGGAATGGAAGAATGGAGACAGGGAACATGCTAGGCAAATGGCTGTTAAATCACGTGTAGCTTATTACAAGAAGGCTGAGAAGTTTATTGATAAGAAGTGGAAAGAAAAGTACGGTGATGCTTCAGTTGAAGAAGTAGCATCTTATCAATGAAAACGACAATGACCGTTAAGGGCGGTAAGGGATTTTCAAGAACTCTTAATTTTTGGAAGAAGCAAAGTAACTGGAATAAGATATTATTTCAAGCAGGTAAAAATGTTGCAGAAGAGATTAAGGAAGACGGTATCAAAAGATTATTTACAAAGTTTAACAGCGTTACAGGTAAATTAAAAAAGAGTTTTACATCTGTTGTAACTCCGCGTGGCAACAATGTATTTATTACAGTTAAGTCGACTCATCCTGCGGCAGGCATTATGGAGTATGGAGGGTATGTTAAGATGCCAGCATATACTGATGATTATGATACTAACTTGACTCCTTATGTTAACAAGTGGTCTGGAGGAAATGCAGAGATGTATAGTACACAGGATAGAGCAAAATACATGGCATTAAAAATTGAACAAAATCAACCATTTTCACAAGGTACTTTTGCTTTTACTAAAGCAAGGCGTAAGGGAATGAAAAAGTTAGAAAGTGAAGTTATGCGTGTAGGACATCGCATGAAAAAAGAGGCTTCCGGAAAGTAATTATTGTTTATATACACGTAGCCAATCTTAGGCTGTGGCAGATGCTAAAGATACTAAGTGGCAGGTCTATCGACCAGAGTGGTATAACGAGAGAATCTTAGAGACATATATTTCTTCACCTATTGTCGATAAACAGAACGACAAGATAGGAACTGACACAATTAAAGAGTCCATGGATTTCTATATGAAATACGGGGTTTATTCATACAAGCATGAGGAGATGCCAGTAGGGCTACCTCTTGCATATAAGGTTAAAGACGGTAAAGTCAAAATACGTGTAGGGATACACAACAAGCTTCCTATGCATACAAGAGTATGGGATGAAATGAAGATTTACGGTGACAAGGGCGGTTCGTCTATTAGAGGCGAAGCTGAAAAACAAGAGAAGGTCTGCGAGGGAGACGTCTGCCACAACAACATCTCCGAGTTGTCTCTTTGGTCCGTATCATGGGTTGGCAACAGACCAGCTAACCCAGAAGCTACTGTTACGGCAGTAGCGGCAGCAAAAACTGAAGAACCTATAAAGGTGACAAAGCAAGTAACTCTAGATGAGATAGAGGGAATGGTAGAGAAGATAATAGAACGTAGGGGAAAAAAATATTGTCTTTTTGCTAAGAAGGATAAAAGATTGCTTGGTTGTCATCCTACGCGCGCAGGCGCAGTAAATCAAGAAAGAGCTATACAAGCTAGAAGATTTAGTAAGATGAACAAGGATTTGGATGAGATATTAAAACCGATACGTGCAAAAAAGTGGGCAAATATCAACAAGCAATTAGATTCAATATTAGAAAAGGCACCGGGAAGAAGTCAAAGAGGTATGAGGGCATTTATGACAACTTGTCGCAGGAATGCATTGAAGCTTAGAAATTATGAAGGTCTTCAAAGTGTAAGAGACCCTGAGGCATTTTGTGCAGAGCTTTGGAGAAATCCCGGAAAGTACACAGGTCGTGGACCGAAGATGAGTCCGAGTAGAGTTAGGAATCAATCTGGCAGAGCTTTAAGAGATGCAATGGCTCGTGGTGGTTGGAAACCTAAAGAAAGATTAAGAAGGGGAAGAACACCTTCTTGGTCTCGTAAAAGGTAGTTTCCGGAAAGTTTGGATTACTTATATACCCTTTTCTCAGTCTATATACATGACAGAATGCAGTTGTGGTGGCAATCACGCTAAATCTACCGACGAGGAAATCGTTGAAACAGAGGAAGTCGAAATAGCCGCTGGATTAGAAGAGCCAGTTGAACTTGGCAAGGAAGAGGCACTTATGAAAGATATGGAAGCCACACTTGCTAAGCTAAAAGAAGTTCTAGCTTACTTAGAAGACATGGGCGAAGAAAAAGCCGAGGAAGAAGAGGAAGAAGAACCAGAAGAAGAAGAAGAGCCTGAAGAAGAGGAAGAAGAAGAAGAAAAAATGGTCGATGAAGAAGAGAAATCTGAAACTATTGATGACCTTCACAAGGCAGTTACAACATTAAAGAAACACGGCATAAGTGTGTATACAGGTAAGAAAGCAACACCTGCACCAGCCAAAAATGACGGTCCTAAAGTAGAAACAATAGATTTTAACAACATGGAGAAATCCTTTGAAGAAATCGAAGCACTTTACGACGGAGGAATGTAAACATGGGAATGACAATGGAAGAATATGTAAACGCATACTACGGCGGCGAACTTGGTATCTCTAAAAGATACGGAATTAGCAAAGCCGATGACTTGACTTATACAAGCGACCCATCAGCAGCGTTCAATACAACGTATGGTGCTAAAGTGTATAATCAATTAAATACTAAATCTGAAGTATTCAAGCTTTTGAAGAAAGAGCCATGGACACAATCTGGATGGAGAGTATTAACTGGACGCCACAGTGCAACTGCTGGTGTTGCAGAAAACACCTCAGAAGCTGGTGCAGCATTACCAGACACTGACAAACCAGATATTGTAAATGTAGAAGCTACACTAAAACAAATAGTAACTACTTGGGAAATTTCAACCAAAGCAGCAATGCTATCTGAAGCAGATGATGGAATGGGTAACTTAGCAGCATTTATGAGAAAAGAAAACTCTGAAGCTCACATGTATGCTATTGATGATATGTTACTAGCAACTACAGATACTGTAACTGCAAACAACTTTGAATCATTGGACAGAATTACTGCTGACCACACACAAAGAGCATACATTGCAAACGCAGATGCAGATTTGAATATCTATAATATTACAAGGTCTACAGATGACTGGTCACACCCAACTATGCAATTAGCAACACCGGGAAGTGCAGGTCACGCAGCTTTAACTTTATCAGACTTGGACACTTTGGTTCAAGGTGCATTAGAAGAAGGTGTAAACTACAGCGATTTGCTTTTCTTAACTGGATATGATACATATCAAGATTTGAAAGCATTAATGGCTACTGGTAGTGGAAATGCAGCATTTAGATATGATTTGGCACAAGGTGGCGCAGGTAACATGAATGGAGTTACAGGAGAGTCAGGACTTGCTTTTGATTCCCGTGTAGGTTCATACGATGGAATACCAATTTTCTTGTCACAGCACGTAGAAAAAGACACCACTTCAAGAATTCACTTATTGGATATGGGTAATTTAGCAATGAGAATTGCAGCTCCAACAACTTATGTAGACAGCACAAATGTAGCAGTCACACAGAAGATGTCTCACGAGTTTGCTCTAATCACCGCTGGTGAATTAATTTGTTACAAATTTAAGACACAAGGTAGTATCAGAAACTTGAATGGTTAATGTTGGTAGGAGGACTTATTAGATGGTCAAAGTTACTAACATTACGGACAGGGTTCTTAGCAGGAGGACTCCTGCTGGGAACGTACTACGTTGGGCGCCTAGAGAAAGCAAAGAAATTGAAAGCCAAAGATTACTTGAAGAAGTATCTCGGCAAGAGTGCTTTGCTATCGGCGAAGAAGTCGGCAAGAAAGACGTTGGTGCAGGGCTTAAGACTGGGGTCAGAAAGCCTAAAGCTAAGCGCAAATCTTCTAGAGCCAAGCCCAAAAAAGAAGTAAAGCCTAAAAAGCCCAAGGGACTCAAGAAGTCTAAGAGGGCTGATTAATGGCAAATAATATAACGACAAAAAGAGTAAGTGCAGGAGTAAGAACATTACTTGTAGAAAATGCAGATGCAGACAATATAACAACTGCTGACAGTGTTATTATTGACCCTATAGATGCAGAAGGTTACGAAAGAGCAACTATTCAGATTAGAAACGAAAGTGAAGGTGCAACCATAACTGGTAAAGTTTGGGGTACTTTGTTTGATGGTGCAGATGCATTGCCAGCAGCCAACTCTAAATGGGTTCAGATTGGTGATGACATTGACGTTACAAACAACACTGGAGCCATGAAGTCCATATCTACTACAGGCCTAAGATACATTGCAGTTACAATCGCAAGAGCATCAAGCAACAGTGATTTTAATGCAGGTAATTGTAAAGTGTTCTTACAAGGGGCGCTTTAGTGAATGGCTTCTCCTATATACTCTGAAATTGTCTTCGTAAGTGAGGTGGCCTAATGGCTGAAGCAGATATTACCTCAGCAGGAACGGGGGATTGGAATGCAGGTGCAACGTGGACAGGCGGTGCAGTTCCAGATACAGACCAACACGCAATTATACAGAGTGGTCATAATGTAACTATAAACGCCGATGATGAAGTAAAAAGTTTGACAGTTAATTCAGGTGGAACTCTTACTGGTAATTCCAGTTATTCACTTACAATTAATGGCGAAGGTAATGCCAGTTATGGAACAAATGGTTATGCAGTAAGGATTCACAGTGGCTCTACTCTTGGCACTAATGTAAAGTTAATAGTTGAAACACAAGCAGATACTTGGGCAACATTAAATGCAGGTTCAGGAACTCTTGATAGTCTTACAATAAATCACGCAAGTTGTAATTTAATATTACAAGCAGCAGCTACTTTAGCAGGAAACCTTACAATAACAGCAGGAGAATTAGATACACATTCAAATAATTATGCACTTACAGTAACAGGAGATGTAAGTGTAACAGGAACACTTACAGGTAATGCTTCAGCAATTAGTCTTGGAAGTCTTACGATAGAAAGCGGAGGAACCTACAGTGCAACAAGCGGAACTACTACTGTAACTAGTGAGACATCTGGTGGATATACTTGGAGAAACAATGGTGGAACATTTACTCACAATGATGGAACTGTAACTACTAATTCTAGTGTTGATACTAAAATCAGAGAAAATACGTTTTATAATTTAATAATAAATCAATCTTCTTCGGGTAAGTTTGTATATTGGGAAGATACTTCAGGAAATACTTGCACAGTAGCTAATGATTTAACAATCACTACTGGTAGACTAAGAGGTTTAGTAGCAAGCGACACAGTTACAGTTACAGGAGATGTAACAGTATCAGCAGATGGTACTTTTAATCATACTAGTGTTTGGACTGGCAGTATAAATCACGGAAGTCTTACAATAGCAAGTGGAGGAACCTATCTTGCAACAAGCGGAACTACTACTATTACTGGAACAAGCAATGCAGATTGGAATTGGACAAATAATGGCACTTTTACTCACAATAAAGGGAAAGTTAAATTCTTTACAGATTCAACAAGTATGGAAATGTGGATTTCTAATGGCGACACATTTTATGATTTAGAAATAGATTCTGCTGACCCTTCTGGAGTTTATTTTTATAATAATATAATATATGGAAATTTGACGGTTACAGATGGCCCATTCCACGCTTATACAACTAGTGCAACACTTACAGTTCACGGTAATACTTACATTAAATCAGAAGGGCAGCTCTTTAATGGAGCAGCTCAATCAGGAACGGTAACATTTCACGGACTTATAACAAACGAAGGAATACTACAGACAGGAAGTGGAACAAACAACTTCAATGGTGGAGTAAGAAACCTTGGAAGTATGCCTTCAGATGATACGATTACGATAGGAGGAACAGGAGCAATATTAGAAGGTCCGCTTGATGATGCAGCCATTAATGTAAATCTTGACGATGCTTTGTCATTTGATGGTTCTGATGATAAGATTGATACTAACATTACTTTATCTACAACATTTGATGGGGCTTGTACAATATCCGCTTGGTTAAAACCTACTGACGGTCAAGGAACAGCACAACGATTTTTTGGTACTCGCAATTCGGCAAGTGAAGATTGGGTTCAAGGGCAAATAGAATCAAGTGGTAAAGTTTCACTGTATTATGAATCAAATAATAATTCTACAGAAGCAATGACAAACACAGCGGTGTTTCCTGACGGAGTTACATCTTGGACTCACGTTGCTTTTACAATTCCTACATCAGGAACAATAGGAATATATGTAAATGGCGTAGCTCAAACCTTAGATGGCACTAAAGACGGGGATATGAGTGGCATTACAGTTGGAGATTTTTCATCAACAGTAGATTTATTTATTGGATGTAGAAGCACCAATGGAACTCCTGAAGGATTTTTTAACGGTTATATTGCAGACGTTAGATTTCAAGATTCGGTGTTAACGGCACCAGAAATAGGGGTGTTAGCTTCTAAAATAAATGTTGATTATACGCTAGTAAATTCTACACAGCCAACTGGTTGGTATAAACTTACAAACAATTCTACTGCTAACAGTGGTAGTGGTGGGGGTACACCTTCGGTTACAGGAACGACAAGAATTTACGATGCCTTTAGTGTAAATGTTCAGGACAACAGCACAACGACAGATGGAACGTTTACAGTAACACAAGGAAAGGTAGAGTGTAAGGCTTTGACATCTTATGATTTTAGTCCAAGTGGCGGATTAAATGTAGCTTATGACACTCACGGATTTGCGACAGGACACAATTTTGCAACTCAAGCAATAACAATGGCAGCTTGGATAAGACCTGAATCTAATGGTGAAATGGGAATTTTAGGTTTTGCAGGTCAAAATGGTTCAGGCGGAAAAGCTATTGGATTTGGATTAGATGAAAATTTAAACACTGCAATGAGTTTAGCAGTTACTTTTGTAGACAACGATGCAAGTTATGGCAATCATCAAAATGTGGGTGTAAATGCTTCAGCTACTTTAAGTCAAAATCAATGGCATCACGTTGCAGTTACATATACAGGTGATGGGGTCACTACTCTTGGTAACTTTAATTTTTATATTGATGGTGTATTATTTGAAACAGGTAAAGCAACAAGTAATGCTTCACCTTATAGCCATTCACCCTCATTTGGAGCAAATACAGTAATATCAGGTAAATGTGGTAGTTCGTCAGTAGATGGAAAAGTAAGAGACGTAAAAGCATACGATTATGTTTTAAGTTCAGACCAAATAGCTTCACTTTATTCTAATACCAATCCAATAACACCTAATGCTTTGTGGTGGAAATTTGATGAAGCTTCTGGAGTAACTGATAGTAGTACAAAGGCACTTGGTGCAGCAAACACTACATATCTTCCAGCAGGGCAATACAATAACGGCACTCTTGACCTTGACGACCAATTAAAAATAGAAGCTAATGGTATATTTTCTGCACCGAGAGGTACTGTAAGTTTAGATGACCATTTTACTAACAATTCATCTGTAGAAACTAATGTTTCAGGAGTTTATGGTTATCAACATAATAATGGTCTTTTGTTTTTTACAAACGATAGTAACCAAACAGTTGACATAAAGGGTTCAAGGTCTACGGTTTTATACAATTTAACATCTGAAGAAACTGGTTATCACGCACCAGATATTATAACAAGTTTATTTATTGAAAGAGATTGGACTAATAGACATAGCCGTATAAATGGCGGTGTTACAGTTACAATGGGAACTGATAGTTATGCATCGACTATACAATGTAACTCAGGAAATGGTTTAGATTTTACGAATAACACTTCAAGTGCCGCAGTATTAAAAGCTAAAAATTCGTTATATCCTGTAACAATAACAGGAGAAACTGGAGGAGGCGTAGATTTTGACAATGGAGGTTCAGGTTCACAAGTAGAATTGGCTGATGTTAATTATGTAGATACATTAACTACAGGTGGTAACGGTGTGACAATAAAACTTACAGGAGATTGTGAGTTTGATGCCGTAACAGTAAGTAGTGGAGATACTTTAGATTTGAATGGACAGAGGATGGAATGTTCTGGGGATGTTTCGGTAGCAGGTACTATTGATTTTGGAGCAGGATTGTTTGTTGGTGCAGGGCTTGATATAGATGGAACTGCCGATGGAGAAACTGGAGCTGATATAATTCTAACACATAATGGTAGCACTAATACTATGGAAATTGGAGATAGTAGTATGGTGGGTGACGCTACAACAAATGTATTAATCAATAGAAGTGTTAATATGAATTGGAGCAGTTCTTCTCATTATGCAGGAAATTTAATTGTAGGTGCAGCTACTTTGGAAACTGATTCAGGAACTTCTTGTAAGTGTAATAATCTTACAGTAGCAACAGGAGCAACTTTAGATGGTAATGATGATACACTTACAGTAGCAGGAGATTTTACTACCAGTGGTGGTCTTATTGGTAAGAGTGCTTTGGATTTTGATGGCGTAGATGATTCAGTGAATTGTGGTAGCGATAGTACTATTGACAATATTTTTGACAGTGGTGGAACTGTTGAAGCGTGGATTAAACCTGATTCTGATGGTGAAAATGATAGAGGCACGTTTGCTGGAAAAATATATTGGTTTGCAGGTCTTTCAGGAGAGTCAGGCAGTAAAACTAAATTAACATTTACAAAACATTTTGATGGTGATGATGGTAAATGGACAACCACAAATACTTGCGTAGACATAGGTAAATGGAATCATGTAGCAATAACTTACGATGCAGGTGCAGTAGGAAATAATCCTATAATGTATGTTAATGGAAAACAGGTTGCAATAACTGAAGATACTACTCCAACAGGCACACGAAATACAGATGCTTCTTCTGATTTATTTTTGGGCAATTACTCACACGCAGGTTCAAGTACATTTGATGGCCATATTGCTATGGTCAGATTATTTTCAGATATAAGAACGGAAGCAGAATTAAGGGCAGATATGTTTAATGCTCACGCAAATATGGCAAATACAGGAAACCTTGTAGCGATGTACCAGTTTGATGAAGGAACTGGGACAACCGTTGATAATATACAAGGAACGGCTGGTGCTGATGGGACAATTACAGGAGCAGCTTGGGCAGGAGCAGGAACATTTACCTATGGCACTTCTACGCTTACAATGACTGGTACTTCCAAAAATATGAATTTACCAAATGGTGAGGATGTGTATAATCTTATTATTAATGGGACAACTACATTAAACTGGGTAAATGCTTCAGACAGTTATCTAAAACTTCGAGGTGATGTTTTTACAGTAGCAGCTTCTAAAACATTATCTTCTACAGGGTATATACGTTTTTATGATGAAGACGTTACAATGACGTTTGGCAGTCCAGCAACAAATATAGTAGGTTTAGACGGTGGTATTTCACCTAGACATAGTTCAGGAACAATGAGCATACCTGAAGTAACCGTAACCAATATTCTGTGTGAAGCGTCAGGGACAACCCAAGCAACAGGAGACCTTACAATTACAACAGAGTTACAAGTACCAAGTGGAAACACCTTCAATGCTAATGGTAATACAATAGATGCTAAAGAAGTAGATGTAAATGACGGAACTTTAGATTTACGAAATTCAACTTTACAATTTAAAACATCAGGTTCTAACGACAAATTAGATTTAACCAGTAGTTCAACATTATTAACAGGCAATACTTTGATTGAGGGTCATAATGCAACTAATCACACATGGTTATTTGCACCAGCAGCAGGTAATTTTGAAGTAGTAGGAACTTTAAAATTTATGAGCATACAAAATGCAGATGGTGATATTACTGTTATAGGTTCTGTAATTAATTGTAGTGAAGAAGATGGTTTTGAGAATCAAGCAATGATAAGACAATGGCATCACACCTTAGACACTCAGCAGTTATTGGATGCAGATGAGGCAGGGGATGATGATTTGAGACTTACAAAGCCAGCACTAGACAACGCATTAGAGTTAATGACTAAATGATGCCTAAAGAAGAAAAAGGCATGAGAGGTCCACAGAGAGCCTATAAGGGCGATTTATGGTATGGCATGGGTTCTTCATCAGATAGTAACTTTAGCGCTGTTAAAACGGCTAGAAAGCGCCCTTATCGGTCTATACGGTTCGGAGCTTCTACTGTAGAATGGCTAGTATGTAAGAAAATGGTATTTTTAAGAGAGAACGGCTATACATATGGTGGTATAGCAAAGTATTTAAATGATGCAGGTATAAAGACTAAAGCAAACAGGCCGTGGAATTACAACACTGCGCGGTTTGTGACGCTAAGAGCAAAAGAGGAAATCGAGAATGGACGAAACGATTAAGCACAAAATAAAACAATCATACAACAGGTTGAGTGCCTTGTTAGTTTTCATAGCTAACGCATTCACTTTAATGTATGTAGGCGGCATGGCATACAATGACGCCCTATGGTTTGGTTCGGTAAGTGGTGCGTTTACGTATACAATACTGTCCACGATAGCAGATTCTCAGGACTTAGATGAGTTTACTGAGAGAAAAAGAAAACCTTCGGGCTATCAGAACCAAGGGATGTTCACCAATGCGATGAACTATATGGAAAACAAAACAGGCTGGGACATGAACAGAGATGGTCATGTGGGACAACCCATACCACCTAATATGATTCCATACCAACAATATCAACAACAACAACCAATGCCAATGCCAGCACAGGCTGGAGGATATATCAATCCAAGCACTGGTGAGTTGTTAGAAGCGGAACAAGGTCCGCATATTGACAAGATAGCAAAGAAGGGTAAAAATAGTGGATGAGGGCTTAGTTTTTGCATGGTTTATCGCAGTAGCGTTAGGAGTATCGGCGGCGATAGCTAAAGCAAAAAAGTCAGCATTTAGTGATTATAAAATAAGAAGTTTACAAGGAAAAGCAGCAGCGCAAGTGTTTGGAGTTTTAGGAGCCTTAGTTTTCGGGGTTGGGCTTCTGATGTATAGCGGACTGCTGGCACGGACTGAATATATAGTTGGAGTATCAGCACTTACGTACGCTGCCTTTTCCCAGTATAGTCCTGTTAATGGAGCATTATCTTTTCTTACAGTAGCATACAAAACAGAGTTTGCTATAGATGATTGGGTAAAAGTATCTAATGAGGCAGGAGAAATTAAAGGAAAAGTTAAGGATTTTAGTTTAAAGGGCGTAAGGCTTAAAACATTCGATATGTCAGAGGCGATTGTCTCCTGTGATGAATTGCTTCACTCGGTCGTGGAAAACTTGACTCCTTCAGACATATTCAGATGGGAGACACCTGTTTCTATTTCTAAAATGGTTCCAGTTAAAAACATAGAAAATACGGTTAATGCCGTACTTTCTCAGCACAGTTTAGAATCATTAGTGGACGAGGAAGGTTTTGCACAGAAAGCTTACATTGAGTTTCACGATGACAAATTAGATTTTAAACCTAACTTTCG